GTGCTCGCAACCACAATGGAGGTGGCTTATGTTTGATTTTAATCTTGACAACACCCATGTATATCGTGATTGTGTCGCAGTTGGCAATACTGGAAGGTATGTTGTCATCGATAGCAGACAGACTTTTGATGCCGGTTATGAAACAATGGTATTTGAGTCCTCTGCCGATGGCGAGGTACTTGACTGGGGAGAATTGGACGTTAACAATTATGATAATTGGGAAGAAATGGATATTGGACATAAATCCATGTGTGAAAAGTGGAAAAGAAAGGAGGATATGAAAAGTATTTACGAAGAGTAATTCGTAGGGGCTTCGGCCCCTATTATATTTTTCACTCCACATAATGAGCGTTTGAGTGCTCGCATAGAATAGGAGGTAGAAAATGCTGACGATTTTAATCATGGCGTTATTGGTACTGATATTATTTGCGGCTCTGTTAATAATGACAGGGTTAGTAGTAATTTGGCCATTAACTGTGGCTTTGATTATTATGATCGCATGCGACATACTCTTGATCAAGAGTATTTTCAAACGACGATGAATGTAACGGGGGTTTCGGCCCCTGTTATATTTTCACAGCCTATAATAGGCAATAGTGCCACAGTTAAAAGGAGGAATAGAGATGACAGAAGAAAGAAAAATTAAATGCTCCAGTACAACTACTGGCGGAGAAAAGTATGGAGTGATAAAAGCATGGTTGAAGATGCATCATATTGAGTATGATGAAAGTCAGCATAATGCTGGAAGTCACTTTTGGAACGAGATGAAATACCAGTTAACTGGAGAAGAATTTACAGAGCTTCTGTTGTACCTTGAAGCAGCTGAGGTACTTGACGGAATTAGAGACGTCATTATTTGACATCTCTAAACCAGAGGTTCGTGATATTTCACGGGCCTTAGGTTTTTCATGCCTTAATATGAGGTTGATGACGCATGCAGAGTCAAATAAAATCCAGACCTATGGCACATAGCCAGTTAATGGATAGAAAGGAGGAAAGCATGGGCGTAAGAGATTTTAGGTTTAAAGGAGGAAAGAGTTATTACTTTTGCTAAAGTAGTAAAGTGCTTTCCTCCTATAACCTTTTTAATATTCACACAAACACAAAAGGAGGAACGTAAGATGAGTTGGAAACAGAAGTTGGTGGAAAAAGGAGAGAAGTTCTACAGATTGGTAGATAAAAACTCTCCTAAAATTCTTACTGGGGTTGTGATCGGTGGAGTTATATTTGCAGAAGTATTCACCGTAAAAGCAACCGTCAAAGCTGTAAGAGACGTAGACAAAGAAAAGGAGGAAAGAGAGAAAGACGCTAAAGCAAAAGCAGACCGTGCAGAAAAGTTGCTTGGTCAGGACTGGCAGAAGACGTATGACGAGGAGTATCAGCCGCTCACAAAGTGGGATATTTTCAAGATAAGCTTTCCTCATTATATTCCTGCAGCACTCATGACTACGTCAGTTGTAGCATCCGCAATTGGTGCCGAGAAGATCAACGCAGGACGTCAGGCTAAACTCGCAGCCACAGCAGAAGCAGCACAGGTAGCACTCGCTCGATACAAAGACAAAGTCATCGAGACATTTGGAGAAAAGAAAGAGCGGGCAGTGGAGCACGAGCTGCATAAGGATGAAGTCAGGGAGCACATGAAAGATATTCCTGAAGAGTATCTCAAGAGATGTGGTGCAGAGAACGGTGAGGCATGCTTCTACGATCCCAAGACTGGACAAGTATTTGTGTCCACCTACGAACGTGTCCGCAGAGCAGCCGAGAAGGCAAATAAGATCCTGCGAGAAGAGGCAGACTATTATGCACATGCGTTGTTCATCACAGAATGTGGTGGCCGGGTGTCTGAGTTCTCATACAACAATGGTATTCTCGGTCAAGGTGTAGGCAGGGATGCAATTGATCAGGATTACTTCTTGGATCCGCATATTGAGGAGTATCAGGGACATGAGGTGACTATGGTGTATATGAATTACAACACCATGTCAAGAGAACAGTATTGAAGAGATGGAATCCTGACTTGCGGGCCAGGGTTCCAAGAAAAAGTTAAGGAGGTACCATTTTGACTGATGTAACTAACGAATTATATTTAAACTGTGTACGGACGGCAGCAGGTATTGTTGAAGAGTTAACACTTGAGCAGGTGGACTCTTCCATTAAGCATTTTGACGAACAGACGAAACGTAGCGTGTTAGCTCAGAAACTTGCAAAAGAGATGTTTGACACAGCTTGTGAAGCAAAACCTAAGGAAGAAGGGTAACACGAGTTTTTCACGCTACATAATGAGCGTATAGTTAATTTGCATCGGGCTTAGGCCCAGAAAGGTAGGTCTATTATGGCAGATCAGAAGAATGTAACTAACAACGAAGCAACTGAGGAAACTCAGGCAGCAGAGGTGAAGACGGAGCAGCAGATCGCTGCACCCGAGACGAACGTACAGTCTCAGCCGTCGGAACAGGTAAAGGAGAAGAAGGAGCATCCGAAGTGGGATGCCTTCAAAGCAGGAGCAAAGAAGGCCGGCAAATGGATCGGTTTGGGCGCTGCGGTAGTCGGAGGATTATTCGTGGCGAACAAGCTGGGAAAGGCGCAGGGTCAGGCAGAGGGCTTTGATCAGGCATGCGACGCGTTTGCTAAGTCAAATCCTGACCAGGTTCCGCAGCTGACGATAAAGAACGATCCGATCGGGGATGACGTCGTCATCGAAGCTGATTTTACGGAGTTAGACGTTACACCTGATCCGGTGATTGACACACCGGCAGAGTAAACACAACGCAAGGACATGGTCCATGGAAACATGGGCTATGGCCTTTTTCACATTGTATAATGAGGGACTATAGAGTATATGAATTTGTGATGATGTAAGAATTATATTTACGGATTTGCATGAGTTTCATATGCTCTATTACTATTAACGGGACGACATGTCCCATCAAATTTTAAGGAGGGCTAATGCCATGGAAAAAATTAAACTGTTTGCAAAGAAGAACACTGAGGAAAAGAAGGACAACCGTAAGTTGATCGAGAAGATCGGTGACTGGTTCAATGATGAAAAAAACCAGGATGTGATCTCATTCGGTCTTGGAATCGCAATGGGTGTAGAATGTGTGGTTGTTGGATATTTTATCGGAAAAAAGGTTCAGTATTCCAAAGACAATAAGGAATTTAAAGCATTCTTGGCGTCTCTGGATGACGGGTTCAAGGAGATGCAGCCGAAGTACATTAACTTCGATGAACTCATCAAGATCGATGCTATCAAGGGCTCCAGACCGTCTCTGAAGATCACCGGGCTTGATATTTATGGTAAGCCGATTACCAAGGTTATTGGCACCGATGTACAGACGGCTAAGAAGCTTGCAAATGATCTGGGTAATATTACTGAAGAGATCATTACAGAAATCGATGTAACAAACACTATCGCTGATCAGATGCGGGCAGCTGGCATGAAGAATGTCCAGGTATTCTGATATTTTCACACCATAGGATAGGAGGTGATGAGATGAAGCAGAAAATTAAGAAGTTTGGAGCTTTCTGCGGTAGATTGGCTTGTACAATCGTAGGCCTGGCAATTGCTGGGTACGGTGTAAGCTACTTCTTACCGAAGAAGCAGTACTCAAATTCGGAGTTGGATGTTCAGACTCCGCCAACTAGGATCGACGAGGACGTCGAGGTTAAATAATAGTCCAACTTAGGAGATTGATATTTATCAGTCTCCTGAGCTTTTCGCCACATTAATCAGTCAAAGTCTAAGGAGGACTAAAAGATGGAAGAATTAGTAAAGAAAATTGATGAGCTTAAGGAACTTATGATTGCGTCTAACGTAACTCATATCGAGATCAACAGGTGCAAGCAATGGAAAGACGAAGACAGCGATGAAGTTGTTGATGTATTTGAAACCAGTATTCATCAGGATGATCGTAATATGCCTTGGAGACGTACTAGAGGCTATGCTGGATATTCTAGGAGGGTATAATGGGATGGTTCAGAAAGAAACAAAAGGAAGTAGCGCAGGCTTTTGTGTCAGATGTAAAGGAAGAAGTCAAGGAAAGCGCAAAGAAATCTACGACCTCTTGGCTAAAGCTTATCTTGCTTGCCGCCCCGGTTGTAATTCCTGTTGTGGATCATGTTATTGGAACAGGCGCGGTGAGTGTGCCCGCGGATTTACCAAAGGGTAATTTCACCCTGTATATTGATACTGTAAACATCAACATCAAAGGAGGATGAAAAGATGGAAGAGAAGAGTTTGAAGCAAACGAAGGTTGTAAAGGTAGTAAAGATGGTTGTCGGAGCTGCTGCAGCAATCGGTGGATCAGCTTTAGCTGGTGTCGCGCTGAAAAACATAGACAGCAAGACGGTTAAAGGCATAGGAAAGTTATGCTTGCCGCTTGGTGTTGTAGGCCTGTCACATATGGCAGGTAATTTGGCGAAAAAGGGCATCCAAGAAAGCATCGATGATACCATCGATATTGCAGAGATGGTGGTTGACACATCCGACATTGTTGACGCCTTGGAACCGGCGGAAGACTTTGACGATGACATTGAGTTCGTCGAAGATGTAGAGTAAACTGTATCAGAGCATATGGGCTTCGGCTCATATGCTTTTATATTTGTCAAAAGGAGGGCATTAGTATGAATAAGATGGTTAAGCTTGGTTTAGTAGCAGGTGGTGCTGTAACATTATATTTTGTGTTTCACAAAGGAAGTAATATTGCAGTAAGTAACAAGCAGTTGAGAGATCTGGCTGAGAATGAAGTGCCTGATATTTACAGCGATCAGTGTATTGATGCGTTGGCTAAATACGAGGATGCTCGTACAGCAGCAGACGGTGTACGCAAAGCAGATAAGGTCATTCGTGATCAGGCGAAGATCGAAGTTGGATATTCTACAGCAGTATCCAATGAGAAGTCTGCAAAAGAGGCTTTTGACGCAGCAAAGAAAGCACTCAAGAACTTCAAACCGGATACTACTCAGGTAGCGGTAGGGTCTGGTGAGTCTGCAGTAGCCATCAACGTACAGAACAGCGGTCAGAAGGTTCTTCTGGAATCTAATCTGAAGGAAGCGCAGTCTAAATACGACATGATGAAGGCACGTAGAGAGCTGCTTGATGACACGATTAATCAGAAGGTTATCACCAGTCGTACTCCGGAACAGATCCACATCATGGATGCTGAGTCGAAGACTTATCACGAATACCAGCATACTCTTAAGAAGTATAATAAGCAGATTGACCAGATCATGAACAATGACGACTGGAAGTACCGTCAGTTGAATGATATTTACAAACGTAATGTCACAAAGACTGACGTCATCACAGATGCAATTGGGTTGTCTGCCTTCCCGGTTGCTATCTTGGTTTATATTTGGTCTGATGCAGTAACAAAGATCAAATTACTTAACAAATAAGGAGGTGTATTATGGCAGAGCGTACCATAACTATTAACAATCTTACAGACGAACAGGCTGAACTGGTTGACAAGCAGTCTAATCGTATGGATCGACAGGATGCTGAACGGCTGGCTGGACAACTATCTGAACGTACTGTACAGAACTCTCTTGCAAAGGAGGCTGCCCCAACAAAGCAGCTTCCTGTCAAGCAGGACGAGCACAAAGCAAGAGTGCAGCAGGTTGCGAAAGGTAATGTTACTCGCAAAAAGGAGTCAACAGCATCAAAATTCAAACGTGCATTCTTTGGCGAAGATGTAGTGAACGTCAAAGATTACGTTATATTTGATGTGATGATCCCGGCATTGAAGGCCACAATCAGTGACATGATCGGAAATGGTGTAGAGGTGTTGCTGTTTGGTGAAGCCAGAGGCAAGCGCAAAAAGAAAGGAGATAACTATAGTGGGTACTATCGTAGGCGTGATGATAGGGATAGTGATGGCGGTCGTCGTCGCAGTGTATCTTCAGATCGTGCTTTTGACGATATTTGTCTCGATTCTCGCGCAGAAGCTGAAGAGGTCATATCTACTCTCACAGATCTTGCATATGATTACGGCCAGGTGAGTGTGGCAGATTTGTATGACCTGGTAGGAATTTCTGCGTCGTTTACAGACGAGAAGTATGGATGGTTTAAGGGAGATCTGCGTGGTGCTACGGTAAGAAGATGTAGAGATGGTTTCTTGCTTGACTTACCGCGTGCAACCAGATTGGATTGATATTTGCCTAAGGAGGGCTAACGCTTATGAGTAAGATTAATTATATTTGGAATCTCTTTGTGATGTACGCTATGTTGGGAGTTCTCTGGTTTGGAGGACTCTTTAACGCAGATTGGAAAAAGATGTATAACATCAAGAAGTATCAGGTAACACATCGTAAAAATCGACGTTAACTTTTCACTCCTTAATATGAGGTAGGAAGGACCTACCCGACAAAGAAAGGAGAGAAAAATGAAGATTTTTGAGATTATTGTTGAGACACTTAACGAGGCTTTAAGAGCTTGTGATCGATACGAGGAAAATGACCGAGTGGTCAAGACATCCTGGGAACGGGATGAGAAGACTGGCGGTTACCGAGTAACGGCTTACGGGCAATAAGCTCGTGAGTTCTCAAGAGAGGCTGAAATGATACATGCCTCTCCTTCTTTTTCTCTCAACTCCAGAAAGGAGGTACTACTATGTTTGATATTGAAGTAACTTCATTATTTGAAGGTGATCCAAAGAAAATTATATTTCCGTTTGCAACAAGAGAAGAAGCTATAGAGGAAATAAGACGGAGGTATAAAAACGTGAACGGCTGGGAGCTTGATCAGAATAAGTATTACAAGAATCTCTTTCATTACGATTGGGAAGGTAATCCATCGTACGAGATTAGAGTACGTTCTGATTGATATTTCAGTTTGTATAATAGGAGGTGATGATATGAAAGGATATTTAGTAGCAACTGGCTATATGGGCTGGACTGGAACTGGGTATCGTTTGTTCAGCACTGAAGAGGAGTATGTAGAATGGTATCGGGAGCTTTAATGCTCCTGATATTTTCATTCAGTATAATGGCGATGGTGCCGTATATAGGAGGACTGTATATGAGAAGAGAAGGAACCATCTTTGTGAAGATCGTCGGTAATGACAAAGTCGTTCGCAGTCGGAATTTCAAAACCCGGCACAAAGCGAATGAATGGATTCGTTATTGGCAGAAACACAGGGATGCTTTTGTCCTCATGGATAGGCAATTCTAAAAGTACCACCGACAAACATGGGATTAGAGAAATCTAGTCCCATCATATTTATCTCTGAATTTTGTGAGGAGATGTTATGTAATAATCAAAAGTCGCAAATCTATAGAAAGGAGGAAAACGCGATGACAGTCCTTAGATCATTAGGGCGTAGTGTGGCTCACCACAGAATGAAGTTGGCTGGATATTCTAGAGTCAACAAACACAACAGGAGCAACGATAAGTCTGTTCCTAGCTTCTTTAGCGAGCACTGGAAAGAGTATCTCCAGCGTACCAAGCAGTAAAAACAAACAGTTAAACAATTATATTTCTAGGAGGAAATAACCATGGCAAGAACAATATATATTCAGTGTGACAAGTGCGGTAAGCATCACGATGGTAAGAACCAGTACATCTACAGAGATCCGGAGTCCGGAGAAGAGTTCGTAGTAAACAGCTTCAGAATTGGAGCATGGAACCAGAAGAAAAAGCGCTGGGAGAGCATTGCATCCGGCTATGATATTTGTGAGGATTGTGCTCGTCAGATTTGTGATGTGATCTTTGGCGGATCTGAGAACATGGTAAAGATGCGTAAGGTACAGACCAGAGACGACAGACCGGGCAGAGTTGTGGCATCGGCTGATCCTATCGATGGAGAGCAGGCTGACTTCGCGGCAACACAGGAGGACGGAGATGACGGTAAGTGATATTTTGGCTCAGCTGAATCTGGCAATGCCAAATCTCGTCATTGAAAAGGCTAAGACCATGAGGGATAATGACCGGGCCCTCTTGGTCAATACGGCCAATGGCAAAGAGTTTGTGTTTACATATATCGCACCAGGTGTGTGGGATATTTGTAGTGTAAAATATTATAAGAGGAGGACCAAACAATGAAGAAACCGACGTGGTTGATTAAAGCAGGAGCAAAGCTGGCTGAGAAGAAGCCTGATATTTTGGTAGGGACAGGTATTGCACTTATGGCTGGCGCAGCTGTTCTGGGCTGTGTACAGACGGCTAAGCACATGAATAGTGTTCTTGATGAGCACAATGAGGAACTCGAGGACATCAAGGCAAATGTGCCTGAAGAGGATCAGAAAGCTGAGATCCGGACAAGATATTTCAACACAAGCCTGAGCATTGTGAAGATGTATGCTGGACCGGTGGCTATGCTTGGTGTAGGCGCGACAATGATCTGCCTGGGACATGGCGAGATGAAGAAGAGATACACCATTATGGCAGCAGCATATGAGACTGTCTCCAAGGCGTATGACACATATCGTAAGCGCATCTCTGAGAAGTATGGAGAGGATGCAGACTATTACGGCAGATATGGTGTAGAGACGAATCGTGTGGTAGATCCGAGTGATCCGGAGAAAAAAGAGCAGGTGAAGCGTGTTATGGGCTCTGAGGATCAGATGAGAGCAGCATCTCCGTACTTCAGAATGATCGATCAGGACAGCTTCTTGTTTAAGGAGTGTGGTGGATCACCTATGCACATTCGCAGCCAGCTTGAGGCATTTGAGAGCGCTCTGAATGCAGATTACTTCAACGGTAAGCCGATCTACTACAACGACATCATCAAATGGATATTTGGTAACAATGCTGATAAGATGTCTGATGATGGTCAGTTTGTGGGCTGGTATCTGCGTGATCCGGTGAATTCAGAGAATGTTCCTGGCAGCGGTAATCCTATCAAGCTTAACATCTCAACGGCTACAAGTGTCGTTGGTGATGACGATCAGAGAGAAATGCTGTATGTATGCATTGACCCGATCCCGGCTGGTGTTGTGAGCCTGGCAAGAGGTGAAGGTGTGCGTGTAAGGAAAGGAGGTAAGTACATTGGGCAAATTTAAAGGTGTACTTATATTCGCTGGTGGGGCTATCGTTGGTAGCCTCGCCACCTATTACCTGGTAAGGGAGAAGTTCAGGATCCAGGCAGATGAGGAAGTTGAGCAGATTCGTCAGTTATATTTGAAAAAGGATGCTGATGAATTGTCCGAAGCTCGTAAGAAAGAAGGAATAGTTGAGGAGAGTGAAGAGAGTCTTCGCGACTATTATATTCAGCAGCTGAGAGATCTCGGATATGACATTGGCGGGGACTTTGCCGATGATGATGAGGATTACGATGAAGTTAATCCTGTGGAGTATCCGGATACAACTGAGCAGGTGGACGAGAGTGAGTTCTTCAATGGATTTGAGGACTATGAAAGCACTAGTCTCACATTATATTTGAGGGACAAGACGTGTACAGACGAGCTCGAAGACACCATTCCTGATCTGGAGAGATGGGTTGGTGAGCTGGATTACGATTCTCTGAAGCCTGGAGAATTATATTTCGTAAACCATCCCATGATGATGAAAGTTGAGTTGGTAGTGTTGGATCAGTCTTACAAGCGTGATGTGCTTGGTGAAGAGGATGACGAAGGCGACTACACGCCTGGCGATTTTGCAGATAATAACTAATGTTGGTAACGCTGTAACCCCTACCTAATGCCACAGGTGGGGGTTTTATATTTGCCTAAAGGAGGGCCAAAGAATGAAAACTAAAGAAGTTAAGAACGGAACTAGTAGACTGCATGTATGCAATGGACAGAAACTCGCAAAGATCTTGGTTAAGAAGGGTCTTAATGCAAGAGAGTTTTCTACGGAACTTGGGTATCACGCAACATATTTACCAAAGGTGATCAGGACAAACAAAATTGGAGAGACTGCTGTAGGTCTCTTGCTGAGTAAGGGAATTAAGCCGATTCAGTATGACGTGGATATGGATACAACAGTAAAGAGTAAGGATCCTGTGATGGACAAAGTGATTGCCATGCGCGAAAAAGAGGAGAACAAATGCAAACATTGTGCCTTGAGGGATATCGAGACCAGCGGACCTAGCGATTGCCCGACGTGTAGAAAATGCAACACTGACACGAACAAGGAAGAAGAAACTGTGACTGGGCTCAATGAGAAATCACCGGCTGAGCTGGCTATGGACGAGCCTGGAGTGGTGAAGGTTGAGTTTACGCTGGATATTGTGAAATTGAAGGCAATCATCAAAGCTGCTGTAAAGGAAGCTTACGAGGAACTGTAACTGATATTTTAGGGCCTGACTAGATTAGTTGGGCCCTTTAACTCATTAACGATGTATAGGAGGATATAGATATGTTTAGTGTATACAAAAAAGACATATATGGATTATATACCAATCCGTATGGCGAGTTGGTATATATGACTAACGATATGAACGCCGTAATTAGATATTTAAAAAACCAAGGAATGAACAATGGTTTTAGATACAAGGACATGATTCGTTTCACAAAAACCTACAAGCATCCCATAGATGGAGGCATCACCATGGATAATATTTATTACAATGTGACGAAATAGGAGGTTACACAATGACTGATAGAGTTACTATAGACGATGATGTTGTAGAAAAAGATAGACTACTACAGCTCAAAAAGGAAAGACATGACCTCAAGTTTGAACTCGGACAGCTTCGTCTTAGACTGGATGAAGACGAGATGAAGATCAAGAAGCTTGAAGACGATCTCAAGAATGCCAAAAAGACAGCTATTAGTCTTATGATGTCTAACGAGATATCGTTGCAGGTATTAAATCACATGGTTGATGATGTAAAGAAGTTAAAGGAGGAAAAGAAATGAAAGTAGAAAAGGAAATTACAATTTATGTAGAATCTTTTAACGATGCTTTAGAGATCGTTGATAAGATGAATATTTCTCTTCCTCATGCAGTGGTATTCATGGACGAAGATGAATTCTTTGAAGGTAAATGTCATGTGGTTATTGGTAAGACTTTGTTTATATTCTTGCCGATACATAAGTTGTTTAATAAGGAGGCAAAGCAATGATATTTGAATCCATAGTAGCGGCCAACTTGCTACTGTCACCTGTCATAACACCTTGGGGCGACGATCTGCCTAAGGTGCGTTGTACATGCTACCTCCCTACAGGCAATAAAACCTATGACGGTACGGTCCCTTATGAAGGGATCTGTGCCGCTAACAAAGAGCATTTGGGTGATGTTGCTTTGTTATATTCTTGCGACGGAGAATTCATAGGATTCTTTGAATGCAGAGACATTGGTGGCAATAGCCGGCTTAAAAACGGTACTGCCATAGATATTTACAGAGATGATATGGACTCTGCTTGGGATTGGATCCATGAGTGGGGAGACTACGTGTATGTATTCTGGATCGGAGGTGTGGGATGATGACTGAAGAAGAATACCTTAGAAATAGGATGGATATGATCAATCGAAACAGCACATATGGTATAACTGAAGAGGCACGAAAACTTGCTGAGATCAACTATCTTAAAGACGAGGTGGCTAAGCTTAGACGCGAGAATGAGGATCTTAAAAAGATTCTCTGGGCTGTTGCGGATAAAGTAAAGGATTTCGAAAAGGAGGATAAGTGATGACTGAAATATTTGAGAGTACTATAGATAATGTAAGTGATATGGATATTAAGGGTTATAGTGATCCGGTTAATATGGAACGTACTATGGAGATCTGGGCAAAAAGAGGCGACGAGGAATACATGTACAAGTTCACAGGTCCTGGTGTTGATAAATTTGAGGCTGCCGCTGATGGACGTCGTTGGAAGGAAAACAAAAAGCTTAAGGAAGCTTATGAGAAACTTCGTGAAGAAAACAAAGAACTCAAGAAAGAAAATGAAGATTTTGGTAATCAGATCCTGGAATACATAGAAATGAACAACAGGTTGATGCGGGAAAAAGATGAGCTCGCAGTTAGCGCTGTTGCAGCAAAAGAAAAGAATAAACTGCTGGAAATTGAGAATGAGAAGCTCAAGGAACTAAAGACTCCTACTATTGAAAATTTTGCAAATGAAGAACATTCTAGCCGTGCTGATATTCTTGACCAGGCTAAGAAATGTGTCTGTGGGCAGCGTGAACAGGACTACGGTACACCGGAAAGTAACTTCCAGCTAATAGCAGATCTGTGGAACCAGTATCTGTTCAAAGAGCCTGGCGCTAAAGAGATATTTGGCATTGGACCCATGGACGTCTCTATGATGATGGCTCTTATGAAGATTGCTCGTATCAGAAACGGTGGAGGATCAGGTGACAGTTTCGTAGACTTGGCGGGTTACGCAGCATGCGGGGGTGAGATTTGGCATGAACGACACAGCAGTACATGATATTCAGTCGTGTTACGAAGAACTGGCAATGGCTATAGTGGCTCAGGCTGCTAAGGATCGTTGCCGGTCCTTCTTTTATGGAGAATGGTTTATATTTTTAACCAGTGGTAGGATTAGTGGACCTCATCTGTGGAAGGGTGTTAAGAACAACTTCGATACACTTGGTAGATGGTCTGTTATGAATGAGATAAATGGCTCGTACAGACATGAGGTTATGAACGATCCTGTGAACAATTACAAACGAAAGAAAAGGAGAGAGAAGAGATGTCAACAGCAATGATATTAGCTATAGGGGCTACAGTACTGTTTGTTGTAGAGGCACTTATATTTTTCGCTATTGGATATAAGGCCGGCAGAAAGGATGAAGGCGAGCAGTGGGTTGAGAAAAAAGAGTATTACGAATGGTTGCTCGAAATGAAGAAGCGGCAGGACTTTGAGGAAGTTAAGATCGTGCCTAAAAAGCCTAAGAAAGCTAAGAAGATCAGATACTGTGATATTTGCGGTGATGTGATCAAGTCAGGTACCATCTGTGACAGGTGTAGGAAGGTGGTGAGTTGAATGAACGCAAGACAGATGAAGAAGAATCTTAAAAAGAAGATTGATAAGCTTCAGTCAGACAACGATCTGATGCATAATATTATTGCAGACTCTCCTACTATGCAGGAGACGTATGATAATTGGACTAAGCCGCTTAATGTAGTTCATTCAAGTATGAGGTTTCAAAAGTTTAAGGTGAAGCGTGTAATAGATACTGTCGCTGGTATTAGAGATATTGAATACACAAAACATTTTGCATTAAGAGAGTTGCTCGAGGGGATCGAGGATAGTATTACGTATAAGGTCGATACAGAAGGTCCTGTTCCCACACTTACTGCAAGTATTATTGTGGCGTATAATGATTAAAAGGAGGTATAACAAATGATAACTGTATATTTTGATGGTGTTAAGTTTTCCGAAAAAACTTTTGTTGCTGAAAAAGCTGATATTGTAGCGATTGGTGAAAGAGAGATACTTGATGTAAAAGATCGTTTTGACAATACTATTGCACAATTTGATATGAACTGTGTAGTCGGATGGTGTTCCAATAGTTACGACTATACAGACGAAGAACAGGAGGAATCTGAATGAAAGAAATGATATATGGAGGCGAAGGGGGTTTACTTGGAGTTGAAGATATTGGCGACGGGTATAAGTTAGCTGTAGTTAGCATAGCAGGATCACATCCTTGTGCGTATGTGCAGTGGCCAGGTATTGAGAACTTATGTTCTTATGAGCATATTCAGGTGAACGCTGAGGTACACGGAGGGTTTACATTCTTAGGGAAATTGGATGAGAAGTACGGTCTCGATGGTATATGGCTTGGCTGGGATTATGCGCATTTGTTTGATTATATTTGGACTGGCAATATTAACTCGTATTTAAGAGCTGATAGCAAAAAGTGGACATCTGAAGAGATCAGAAATAGTGCATTGGGAGTGCTTAAGGCCATTAAGGAAGGAGAATACACAATGAGAGGACCTATTCACTTCGTATTTATATCTTTACCAATGTCCGGTAAGACTGACAAGGAGATTGGGCATCGTCTGTGCAGCATTAACGGCGCTGTAAAGAAAGCCTGTGTGGCTAAGTTCGGATGGAACTGGGATGATATTAAGACTATTGATAACTTCTGGGACCATGACGAACCTGATCACACAGGTATGAAAGTACAGAACAATAGGATATTCTATCTTGGCGGTGCTTTACAGAAGATGAGTAGGGCTGATGCTGTATATTTTGATGAAGGTTGGGAACAAAGTATTGGGTGTAATGTAGAGCGGTATGTGGCACTTAAGTATAATATGCCGGTGCTGTTTTACAATGTTGAGTATGGAGGTACAAAGGATGAGGAAAAAGAAGGGTGACTACTTCGAATTCCTCTATCAAACGGGCTTTGACGATTACGAGCATAGACAACTTGCTGGATATTTGCATACTATACCTTTTGAATGGACTAACCATATGGATGAGAATCGTATGTACGACGGCATAGAGATGCGTAGAGAGTATGGCGATGTCAACTGTATGAATGATATTTTTGATCAAGGGTGTAGTATGCTTGAGTTCTTTGTTGGGTTTGCTTGGAGACTGGCTCGGGACATGTTTAGTGATATTTCGTGTCCTGAGCTTGTCAAGGCCATGCTGAGGAATTTGGAGATATGGGATTGTGACGATGAGTATTTTGAAGATGAAGAAGAGGAGGATGTTGAATCAGAAATAGATGAGAGTTTGGATATTTGGGTGAAATGTGATTACAATAGACATGGAGAAGGAGGACTCTTTCCTTTATCCTATCCGCCTGAAGATCTGAGAAATGTAGAGATGTGGGTCCAAGCAAGCTGGTGGTACCATGAGAATTTCACGTGATATAATGAGAAGATGGCAACATGGATCACATCTGGGTAGGCAGATACCAGAAGGTGTTACGTAGGCGCTAACCAAAGTAGGGGGTTAGGCTGTTGATAAAGTTGCGAAACTGCCAAACGGTGAGGAACCTACACCAATTATATTTTTTCTTTTTTCATTTGGTATAATGAGAAAGGAGGAAAAAGAGATGTGGATTGATAGTAATGTGATGGCATTGATCCTGTTTGCGGTTTGGTTTATCTTTGGATGGTCTTACATGTCAGAGATGGACAGACTGGAAGAACTGGAAAGTGCTGATGATGAGGATTAACTCCTCATCTCTTTTTTAGTACTCATTATATTATTTGGAAATTGTCTAAGCGTGTACGGACGAAAGGAGGATTTGAATGACTAACTACACACAATTATATTTGGAAAATCAGGAGTTTCATGACTACGTGAATAGACTTATGAGACCTGGTAAGAATGATGCCAATGTTGAGTTGGATAAAATACTTGCCAGAAAGACCGTGAAAGCCGTGGGTGACTATTATAAGTCAAAACCTGAGTCTGAACAAAATCCCGGTTTTCCCGGTGTTCCCGAACGATTTTGTGATTGTGAAGACAAAAGTTGCTAAAAATCTCCCGGTCTCCCGGTGAAAAAAGGCATTTTTATATTTTATATATATAATAACTTTTTAAAATATTATATATAAAAAAACATAGGGAGATACGGGGTATTTCAAATAATTTAAAAATGCATCGGGAAGATCGGGAAATACGGGGAAGTGATATTTTGCACTTTTAATACGAAAAAGGAGGTAACATATGTGGATTTCTTCGAACCAATAGTAACAGAAATGCAGGGACGTAAGATTAGAATAGAAGCAAACTATCTCATAAATCGTTTTACTGACATTATGATCAAAGGTGGTGACTTCTATGCTATCTATGATAAGTCCAGAGGTCTATGGTCTACAGACATTAATGATGCTGTTAAGATCATAGATGATATTTTGTTTGATTACGCTAAACAGATCAAAAATGATCCGAAGTATGACGGATATTTGATTACGGTTAGAAGTCTTAAGAATTCTATAGACAAAGGTATGTTGGATTTTAAGCAGTGGTATCAGAAGTTAGCACCTGATAGATTTGATTGGCTTGACGGTAAAATTATATTTGCGAATGATAAAACCGAAAAGTCAGATTATGCAACATTTAAGTTACCTTACAATATGGCTAAAGGAGATACATCTGCTTGGGATGAGCTTACAGACAAATTATATTCTCCTGAAGAGAAGCGTAAGATCGAGTATGGTATAGGTTCAGTAATAAGTGGTGCTTCTAAAACATTACAGAAGTTCTTTATATTTGTGGGCGACGCCGGTACAGGCAAATCTACAATTCTTGGAATTATTAATGATATGTTTAATGGTTATACAGCAACTATAGATGTGGAGTCTATTGGTATGGGTAAAGATTTTGCTCTTGAGACATTAAGTAACAATCCGCTTATTGCAATTGAGGACGACGTAGAGTTGGACAAGATTGAGCAGAATAGTAGATTAAATAGTATAGTGTCCCACGAGAGCATCACAGTTAATGAGAAGCATAAGAAGCAGTATCAGGCAAAGTTTAGATCAATGATATTTGTAGGTGCAAACAGAGAGGTACGTATCACAGATGCTAGAAGTGGTTTGCTGAGACGTATTATTGACATTGAACCTACTGGAGAAAAGTTTGAGAGAAGAGAGTATGATGAACTTATGGCTAGGATTCCGTTTGAATATGGAGCTATAGCAGATAAGTGTCTCAAAGTATTTATGGAAGATCCTGGATATTATAATAAGTATTATCCTGTTAAGATGATCAGAGCAACCAACAATCTGTATAACTATGTTGAAGAGTGTTATAAAGATATTTTGGATGAGTACAATGGTACGACATTGGCAATAGCTTGGGATAGCTACAAAAGGTATTGTGAGCTGTCTGATATGAAGTATCCTCTTGACAGACTTAAGTTTAAGATATATTTGAAAGACTATTTTGAACAGTTTAACACAGATACAGATAGAAATGGTAAGCGTATGTACAATTACTATTCAGGGTTTAAATTTAATAAGTTAGGTATTAACATTGATACAAAAAGTGGAGATTATGTTCACACTTGGTTGAAGTTTGATAAATTAGAAACAAAGTCAGAGTTTGATATTTTGTGTGAGGATTGTCCTGCACAATATGCTAATGATTATGGTGTTCCATATGTAGCTTGGAGTGATAACACCAGGGTTTTGAAATCATTAGATCCATTTATGCTACACTATGTGAAAGTTCCCGAGAATCACATAGTCATAGATTTTGATATTAAGGACCCGGAGACAGGAGAGAAGTCGTTGAATCTCAATATGGAAGCTGCTAACAAGTTTCCTCCGACATATGCAGAATTGAGTAAGAGTGGGCAGGGTATCCATCTGCATTATATTTATGATGGAGATCCTACAATGCTCAGTAATGTGTATGCAGATAATGTTGAGATCAAAGTATTTACTGGTGGGGCATCGCTTAGGCGTAAACTCACCCAATGTGTTAACTTACCAATTGCCACAATCAGTTCAGGATTGCCACTGAAAGAGAAAGGAGAGGATAAGATGGTAAAAGATTTTGTTGTGAGCAACGAGAAAGCGCTTAGAACAATGATCATCAAGAATCTGAATAAGGAGTATCATCCTGGTACCAAGCCTAGTGTGGATTATATTTACAAGCTGCTTGAGGATGCATACAAGGAAGGTGTCGAGTATGATATTTCAGATTTGAGACCGAAGATCTTAGCGTTTGCAAATGGATCTAGTAATCACGCAGAATATTGTGTAAAGCTGGTGTCCAAGATGCACTTCTATCAGGATTTGGATAAGGTGATAGAGAAAGCAGGAGGTACTTCAGATTATAATGAGGATGATCCTATTATATTCTACGATGTGGAAGTCTTCCCTAACCTGTTCATCCTGTGTTGGAAAGTGGATGGAGAAGACGGCGTTGTGTCAATGATCAATCCGGACTCGAAGTATGTAGAAGACTTCTGTAAGAAGAAGTTAGTCGGGTTTAATAATCGTCGGTATGACAATCACATTCTCTATGCCAGAATTCTTGGATATTCTGAAGAGCAGCTGTTTAAGCTGAGTCAGAAAATCATTAACAATGAGCCTAACTCTACATTCCTGAATGCATACAACTTGAGCTACACGGATATTTATGACTTCAGCTCAGCAGCAAACAAGCAGAGCTTGAAGAAATGGGAGATCCAGTTAGGCATTCATCACTTGGAGCTTGGGTTACCGTGGGATGAACCTGTAGATCCGGCTATGTGGGAAAAGGTTGCTGAGTACTGTAAGAATGACGTAATCAGTACTGAAGCAGTGTTCCATCATCTCAAGAGTGATTTCTTGGCTAGACAGATTCTGGCAGATCTTGACAACCTTACTGTAAATCATTCAACAAACCAGCATTCCACAAAAATTATATTTGGTGACAACAAGCATCCTCAGGGTGAGTTCTGCTACAGAGATCTCAGCAAACCGGTAACATATTTGGATCCGGCTGTAAGTGACTTCTTGTGGGATAAGTTCCCGTATATGATGAAGTGGTGGAGCGAGAACACTGACAGTCTGTTGCCGTACTTCCCTGGATATTCTTTCGAGAACGGAAAGAGTACCTACAAAGGAGTAGAGGTAGGAGAAGGTGGTTATGTAGAAGCTCTGCCTGGTATGTATGGTTATGTTGGATTGCTGGATGTAGCATCTATGCATCCTCATAGTGCAATGGCGGAATGTGTGTTTGGGCCTAAGTTCACACAGAGATTCAGAGAGCTTGTTGAGGGCCGTGTTACTATCAAGCACGAGGACTGGGAAGAGCTCAATGATATTTTGGATGGCAAGTTGACCAAGTATGTTGACAAGATTGAATCTGGTGAGATCAGATCCAAGGACCTTGCGAATGCTTTGAAGACAGTTATCAACTCCGTATATGGTCTGACATCAGCTAAGTTTGACAATCCGTTCCGTGATACTCGGAATAAGGATAACATCGTTGCTAAGCGTGGTGCTCTGTTTATGGTTGATCTGGCCGAAGAGGTTAAGAAGCGTGGTTATACAGTTGCACATATCAAGACAGACTCTATCAAGATCCCCGATATTACTCAGGAGATCGCTGACTTTGTTATGGAGTTTGGTAGGAGATATGGTTATGAGTTTGAGTGGGAGGCGACATACGATAAGATGTGCCTCGTGAATGATGCAGTTTATATTGCTAGGTATCGTAACGATGACGGCTCTGTTGGCGACTGGACTGCAACAGGAGCAGAGTTTGCAGAACCGTTTATATTTAAGACACTGTTCAGCAAGGAAGAGTTGACACTTGCTGATTATGCTCAGACTAAGTCTGTTAAGTCAGCTTTATATTTGGATATGAATGAAGATCTTCCTGAAGGTGAGCACCAGTACAAGTTTGTTGGTAAGGTTGGTTCGTTCTTACCGATCAAGCCTGGCAAAGGTGGTGGTCTTCTTATGAGAGATCAGAATGGCAAGATGTATTCTGCGGAAGGCGCTAAAGGATATAGGTGGCTGGAAGCAGAAGTTGTCAAGAATCTCGGAATGGAAGATGATATTGATATTTCGTATTATGCGGTTATGGCTGATAAAGCTGTTGCTCACATTGAGGAGTTCGGTGAGTTCAGCTGGTTGGTAGATCCGCATCCATATGACTGCACGGTTCCCTGGGGCACAAAGCCTCAGGAGCCTGTAGATAACTTCACGAATATTCCTGTGGACGACGAAGACAAAGTTCCTTGGGATGAAGATGAAGTAGCATAAGCCATTATATTTAAAAACAAAAGGAGGATAAAACAATGGCAGAAGTAAAAATTTTCAATCATGTAGACAGCAGAGCAATCAGATTCAGAAACTTTGCAGGTAAGGAAGGTAACTACAACGCCGCAGGTGATAGGAACTTCTGTTTGCTGCTCAACCCGGAAGATGCAGATGAATTGGCTGCAGAGGGCTGGAACGTAAGATATTTGAATCCTAAGGATCCTGGTGATGAACCGGTTCCTTATATTCAGATCAAGGTTGGCTTTGGTGGAAAAGGTCGTCCGCCTAAGGTAGTGATGATCACAAGAAAAGGAAAGACTCAGCTGGATGAAGAGAGCATCAGCAATCTTGACTGGGCTGAGATTGAGTTCGCTGATATTGCGATCAATCCGTATCACTATCATGTAAGCGGCCGTGATGGCATCAAGGCTTACCTGAAGACTATGTATGTCACAATCGCTGAGGATGAGTTTGAGGATCAGTACTATGATATTCCGGACTCTGCTCAGAATATTGTGGATGAGGAATGAAGCTCTATGAGCATCAGCAACTTGCCTTAGAAAAGCTAAAGACTGGCTCCGTCCTTGTGGGCGGGGTCGGCTCTGGCAAGTCACTTACAGCTCTTCAATATTTTTTCAACAAGATCTGTTCAGACAAGAAACACCCAGACAAGCTGTTGATCATAACCACTGCTCGTAAAAGAGATACTAAAGAGTGGGAGAAAGAATGTGACAACTTTATATTTTCTGAGATGGGTGTGCTTGTAGTAGTTGACTCTTGGAACAACATAGAGAAGTATGTTGAGTGGAGAAACAAGTATGTTATATTTGATGAACAGAGAGCAGTAGGAGCAGGCAAGTGGGCAAAGTCGTTTATCAAGATTGCTAGGAAAAATGATTGGATCATGTTGAGTGCAACACCTGGCGATAACTGGTCTGATTATATCCCAGTGTTTATAGCAAACGGGTTCTATAAGAATCGTTCAGAGTTCATTAGAAATCACGTTGTGTATAAACCGTTTATGAGGTATCCGGTAATTGACCACTATGTTGGCGAGAAATTACTTGAGGGTTACCGCAATTATATTTTAGTCGATATGGATTTTGAGAGGCAGACTAAACGTCACTATGTTGACGTGATAGCTAATCATGATAAAGAGACATACAATTATATTTTAAAAGAGGCTTGGAATGTCTATAAGGATGAACCTATAAGAGATGCATCTGGTTTAAGTCAAGCTTTGAGAAGATGTGTTAATAGTGATCCTGACAGAATAGCAAAAACTGCAGAGATCGTGAAGAAGTCTATTGGCTCCATTATATTTTACAACTTTGACTATGAGTTAGAGCTGTTGATCAAGATGTGCCAAGACAACAACTTTATATTTTCTCAATGGAATGGTCATAGGCATGAGCCGATTCCTAGTGAAGGTATATGGTGTTACCTGGTACAGTACATAGCAGGTGCTGAAGGATGGAACTGCATAACCACAGACACCATTATATTTTACAGTCTTAATCATTCTTATAAAATCATGACCCAAGCAGCCGGTCGTATAGACCGACTCAATACTCCTTTTAGAGATTTATATTATTACAGGCTAAAGTCTAATGCAAGAATTGACTATTCAATAACGAGGTGTTTGATGATGAAGAAGGACTTTAATGAAAACAGATACACAGAGGAGGTAGATGAATTTGAAGACAAATATTGATATTTTAGCAGTACCCGAGTTTTTCACTCCTTATGGTGAGGGAGAAGATAAAATGGTGCCGTTTGGCGTCGGCTTGTTTTCTGGCCTCTTTATATTTTTAGGAGGTTCATCATGACAAAACAAGAAAGAGATTATCAGGCAGGATTGATTCAGCGTATAACTGATAGATTTGCAGGATGTATAGTTCTTAAGAATGATGCAAGTTACATTCGTGGTATTCCTGATCTTCTTGTGTTGTTCATGGATCGTTGGGCAGCCCTTGAATGTAAAAAAGAAGAAAAAGCCAGCCACAGGCCTCTTCAGAATTATTACGTTCATAAGATGAACAATATGTCATATGCAAGTTTTATCAGTCCAGAAAATGAGGAGGACGTACTGGATGAGATGGAACAGACATTCGCGTCTAGAAGGACAACACGCGTTTCTAGGCGCAAGCAAGCATAGTTGGATAAACTATGACGAAGAGAAACTAACAGAAGCATACTACAGTTATTTGGCATCACAGCGTGGAACAAAGCTTCATGCTATTGCAGCAGAGTTAATTGCAAATCGTATAAAGCTTCCACCGACTAATGCTACATTTAACAAGTATGTGAATGATGCTATAGGCTTTCGTATGAAGCCTGAGCAACCATTATATTTTTCAGACAACTGCTTTGGAACAGCCGATGCTATAGCATATTCCGAAGATGAACAGTTTCTGAGAATCCATGATCTGAAAACTGGTATCACGCCAGTAGCAGACAAGTATGGAAATCTCCCACAGTTGGAGATCTATGCAGCTTTATTTTTCTTAGAGTACGATCTTGATCTCAATGAGACGGACATAGAACTAAGAGTTTATCAGAATGACGATGTAATTATATCTAATCCTGGTATTGATAGGATTGCTCCTATTATGGACAAGATTGTAGCTTACGACAAAATCATAGATCAAATAAAGAGAGAGGAGCTGTAAGATGGAACACAATTATATTTTGCACACCGGTGTGAAGCGTAGGTCGGGCCGGTATGAATGGGGTTCTGGTGAACACCCATATCAGAATGAACCTTGGTTCAAAGGTTGGGGCGATATGAGAGCCAAAGGAATGAGCGAAAAAGAGATCGCTGAAGAATTTGGTATGTCTATGAAAGAACTTCGCTATAGATATTCTTATGCGAAGGATGCAGAGAAAGCAGCTCAGATTGCTCACATAAAAGAGCTTCGTTATACTAGACAGATGTCTACAAAAGCTATTGCTGAAAAGCTTAATATGTCTCAGTCTACAGTTGAGGCATATTTGAAACCTATTACTGAAGAAAGAGTTAGACAGACTCAGGATCTTGCAGATCATCTTGTTCAATCAGCTAATAAGAACAAGGACATCCGTGCTATTGATATTGGTAAGGGTGTTTCCAATGTTCTTTGTGTATCTCCTACAAAATTAGAGGCAGCTGTACAGGTTCTTAAGGATGAAGGTTATGTAATCGTGAAGACCGCAGTGCCTCAGCCTCAGAACATCTCTAAAAAGACAGAGATGATGTTTTTATATTCTCCTACAGAGGATGAGCGCAAGCTCTCTGACGAAGAACTTAACAAGACGGCATACAGAAATGTAATGCAGAATCTTGATAAGATCAATCCTCCATATGATGTATATGTGGATGAGAATGGTAAGACATCTATTGGTATTGAACCGCCCAAATCTGTTAAGTCTAGCAGAGTTGCAGTATCTTATCAGTCTCCTAGAGATGGTATGATTGGACTTCGTCGTGGTGTTGAGGATTTGGATCTTGGTAATTCAACGTATGCACAGGTTCGTATTGGTGTGGATGACACACATTATATTAAAGGTGTGGCTGTATATTTACCTGATAGTGCTTTTCCTAAGGGAAAAGACATTATTGTATTCTCTAATAAAAAAGAAGGTGTGCCTCTTATGTCAGATGACGACAATGCTAAGCAGGTACTTAAGCCTATGAAGAAAGATGCTGATGGTTCTGTCGATATGGAAGATCCTTTCGGTGCACAAATTATGAGGGGCGGACAGTCTGGTTGTATCAACAAAGTTAATGAAGAAGGTGTTTGGAGTAGTTGGACATCATCAAGTACACTGGCATCTCAGGTGTTATCTAAGCAGGATCCTAAACTTGCTGAGAAACAGCTTGAACTTCAGAGAACTAAAGTTGTAGAACAATATGAAGAGATTCAGAAGATCACAAACCCTGTTGTTAGACAGAAAGAACTGTTGGATTTTGCAGAAGAATGTGACAAGGCAGCTGTGCATATGAAAGCTGCTGCTCTTCCTGGTCAGTCAGTTAAGGTTATTCTTCCTGCACCGTCTTTAAAAGAAGGCGAAGTATATGCTCCTAGCTATAAAGATGGCGATAAGCTCGCTCTTATCCGTTATCCTCACTCTGGTAAGCATGAGATTCCAATACTTACTGTTAATAATAAGAATCGTGAAGGCCGTCAGATACTGGGTACCAATCCTGCTGATGCTATTTGCCTTAATCCGAAGAATGCAGAACAGTTGTCCGGTGCAGACTTTGATGGAGACACAGTCGTAGTTATTCCTAACAATAAAGGACTGATCAAGAATGCACCACAGTTGGATGCACTTAGAGACTTTGATACCAAAGAAGCTTATCCTGGGTATCCTGGAATGAAGGTAATAAACCATGCTACACAGCAGAAAGAAATGGGCATAGTAACAAACCTGATCACTGACATGAATCTTATTGGTGCAACTCCTGATGAAATGGCGAGGGCTGTTAAGTATTCAATGGTAATCATTGACTCAGAGAAACACAAGCTTAATTACAAGGCTTGTCGTGAGGAGATGAGAATCGACGAGCTTAAGAAGAAATACCAAGACAAAGGTAATGGTAAGTATGGTGGTTCAGGTACTATTGTATCTAAAGCATCGGGTGAGACCCATATTCCGGAACGTGTATGGCAGGGCAAGATAGATCCTGAAACAGGAGATAAGATCTATAGGTATACTGAACGTAGGAAATCGGTAGATCCTAAGACAGGCAGATGGAAAATGCTCAATCCATCACATCCTGATTATGATCCTAAGGGAGAAAAAGCTACAATAGAATCTACACAGATGGCCGATGCAAAAGATGCTATGGAACTAGTATCCAAAGCTAGGTATCCTATGGAATTAGTGTACGCAAATTATGCCAATCAGATGAAGGATATGGCTAGAGAAGCTCGTAAAGAGTCATTGAAAGTTGGTTCTATAGAATATGATCCAAACGCTGCTAAGGAATATGAAAAAGAAGTCAGATCTCTTGAAGAAAAAGTAAATAATTCTAAAATAAATGCTGTTTTAGAGAGAAGAGCTGTTCGTGCCACAACAATTATCGTTAACGATCGCATGGCAAAATATCCCGAAAGATATAACAACAAGACTCCTGATGGTAAAGCTCATCTTCGTAAGCTTAGATCAAGTGTTATGAATCAGCAAAGAGCAATTCTTGGAAAACAGAGTGCTTTTGAGATCAGTGATCGCGAATGGCAAGCAATCCAAGCTGGTGCTATTCGTAAAACTAAGATAGAAGAGATCATCAATAGAGCTGATGCAGAGTCTGTAAAGAAGCATGCTATGCCAAAAGACACAACTTTTGTGTCAATGTCACCTGCAAACATTGCTCATGCTAAAGCAATGCTGAATTCAGGCTTCACTCAAGCAGAAGTTGCTGAAATGTTTAACATTAGCACAACAACTTTGCGTAGACAAATAAATGGTTAGAAAGGAGAAAGCTTATGAGTGACGAAAGTGAAAGAAAAGTTGTCGATTGCATGCTTTCGACTTCTGACAATCCTTACAATCCGTTCACAGAGTTCTGGAAGTGGTATACTTTTGATGTCCTGCATGGTTATGACACATGCGGATACTTAGCAAGAGTATGCGAATACACAGGAGATATCAGTGATCGAGAAGAACATTTAAGTCTTAATGATGCTATTGAAGATGCTCTAAGATATAACCTTACAGGAAATAGAATTAAAGTTGTACAAGATGCAAATAACGCATAAAATATAGCTTTCCATCTTACATACCCACCTTAAAGTTAAACAGGCACCAGCTTTAAGGTGGGCCTCTTAAAATATAACTTTTGATTACTATTTTCTATTGTTTTTGGCTTATTGTTTGCATTTTTATTATTATTTATACATAATCCATATCTTTTTTATTTGATACCCGTCCCATAAAAAGTTTGGGACCCGGGAGGGGGTCTAAAAAATTACCCCACCCCCTGTCAT